ACCCCGTCACTATTATAAATGTTAGTAGTATTCCCAGTAATAGAGGTTGTTGTACCATCATTATTATTTAAGGTGATGGATACATCATTAAATGAACCACCTGTAATTGTTGGCGAAAAACCAGTGGTAGTAATATCAACCCCATCACTAAGACCTATACTTAGTGTTTTAGTTAATTGACTATATGTTACTCCGGTAACATATGTATCTTCAGTGGTACTAAATCCTGTAACATTAAATGTACCTCCCGTAGTATTAGTGAATGAGGCAGTACCATTAGTGTAAGTACCTCCTGTAACTGTAATATCAGAACCATAAAATATTCTCCATCTGGCATTATTACGTGTCACACCACTTATACCTTCAATTGACGAATCTAACCACGCATCGATTAACGCAACACCTGCGGCATTTGGACTACCACTCGTTCCTCCAATAATACTCGTGGATGTGTCTGCAGATAATAATGCTCCTGACGCATGCGCATTACTCCAAAGTGTTTCATAATTAGGTATAGTATATTGATAGACAGTATCTGTTTCCTGAACATATACTAATTGACCTAATCTTCTTCTACCTGAAGAAATTAAATCATTATTTACCGTTACTTGATTAGATTGAATAGTCGGAAGATATCGTTCATAATATCGAATTGGTATAATATTTCGAGCATCTTCAATATCACCATTACCATAAATTGTATATTTAAGGTCATTTAAACTCCATACCTCAGTATATCCACCAATTAAACTACTACTAAAAGTTACTCCCTTAGGGTCATCTCTGACTAGAGATAAAGTACTTGGGATTAATTCGGTACTTAATGGATTTTGATATATGAAGCTCATTTAATTCTTTATATTTTTTTATATATAGGTTTAACCTCAACATATTCATTAGTCATAAACAACTACTGTTTTAGAAACTGTTTCATCATTACAATCACTTTGTAGACTAACTACAAGTATAGTATATTGGATACCAGTAGGGCTACTAGGTAAGGTTAAAACTACCCCCGCAATTATTTGGTCTCTTGTTTGTCCAGTCATTAATGCAGTAGTAGATGTTGACCCTGTGTATATATCAAAGGGACCTATGGCATTAGAACTTAAAGTTAATCTTATTATTACTTGCGACATATAGTTAATTCGTTTATTATATAAATACTACCCGATAGTAAAAATACATTCTTCTGATTACTTTTTTTTATCCGTTATGCCGGTGTCGTACCACAAGGGTCGAAATCCTCAATAAAGTTACCATTAGGGCAATCATTATACATTACTTCTTCAGTGGCTAACCCCATATCCTTTATTAATCTAACCCAAGTAATATCAGTATGACAAGAAGGAGTACCTATAGGATTACCGACACAATTTTGACTACCACCTGACCATATACATGCACAATCAAACGAAAAGTCAATAAACCCATCAGGAGAGTTGTTGGCAATATCCTGAGCTTGTTGTGATGTTATTGTTAAGGTATAATACCTGTCCTGTGCGGTAGCTCCAGGATAACTAGGGTAGTTAGGTGGATAACTTCCACCATTAATTAGACCGTCATATAGTCCTCCATTATTATTTAAGTTAACCTGACCAAACGACACATTATTTGCTAAGATATCAAACACCGCTCTACTACATGAATGACCATCATAGCAAGGAGCTCCGTTTAATCCATTTCGATTATATTCAACAACAAATGTCAGAGATTCAATACAAGTGGCTAAAGGCTCTCTTGTTGGTGTTGGTGTTGGTGTTAGTGTTGGTGTTGGTTCAGGTGTTGGTGTTGGTTCAGGTGTTGGAGTTGGGGTTGGAGTTGGAATATCAATACAACAGATATCTAAATCTATTCTAGTACTTAACCTAAAATAAACATCTCGTAACTTATCACAATCAGAAGTAAGGATAATTTGATTATTATCAATATCTAAAGTAAAATCGTTAATTTCCGGTATCGTTAATAATATCTGATTAACTGAATTTAACCAATCTTGTGCTGAAGGGTAATCAGATAAAGTAGTTCCAGTATAAAATGATTGGTCAATATGATAAGTTGGGATAGTACCTCCCGATAAGTCAATAATCGTATAAAAAACCGCACTATTTAAAGTACAGTTCATATGTCCAACTATTAAATCGAGATAGGCCTCATTTACCATTGAACCAAAATCTCTAACATCCCCAACTGTGGTTATAAAATCGTTTTCACAAATCTTAGTCAACTCATAACAAGACACCGTTTGATTAGTACAATTTAATGTAATATTACTATATTGTGTACATGAATTAGCATCAGTAACTGTTGCAGTATATGTACCTCCAGATAATCCTAAAACGGTAAGACCTGACTGACCTGAAGGCACATTACTTGACCAAGTAATAACAAAAGGAGCAATACCATCAAATATGTTAATCGTTGCGGTTCCATTATTTCCTGAAACACATTCAGTCTTAGTTAATCCAAAATTAACCCCACTTGACTGAATAACCGAAAATGAAGTAGTAACCATACAGTTTCCATTATCATTAACGTCAAGTTGATAATATCCTGGAGATAAATTATTAACCGTAATAGTATTTTGGGCTAAATCAGTTTGTTGATATACAACTTGACCATTATTAACATCTGTTAAAACATAATCAAATGGGTAGGCTAGAACTTGTGAACCTATATTAACCGTTGCCACAACATATCCGTTATTTTCACCACAAGTACCACTATAAACCGTAGTACTTACAGTAAACTTCTCAACATTATTTATAACTTTTTGAACGGTATATTCACAGTTACCACCACTTTGAATACTAACGGTATATGTATCCGATACTAAGTTACTAAAAGTGTGTGATTGTGAGCTATTCGTTACCGATTGTGATGAACCACCACTATCAGTAATACTATAAGTAACCATTCCTTGTAATGCAGTAATATCTAATGAGATAGACCCATTATTATTACAACTCGAATTTATAGTATTAACACTTACAACTGTAAATCCAGCGGTAGAAATAACCGTACCATATGTAGTTAGACTACAACCACCAGCATCTGTCACTATCATCGAATGCTCACCTGAACATAATCCGGTTAATATATAAGTTAAATTATTTGAACTTAAAACTTGACCGTTACTACCTTGATATGTATACGGTGAAGTACCTCCGGAAATTGTAACACTCATGTTACCATTACATGTAAAACAATCTGCGGGTGTCGGTATATTACTAACTACCCCTAATGGATTAGCTAAACCAATAATGAAAGGATTAAGGGTACTACAATCATTACTATCGGTAGCAGTAACACTCCAATTACCTTGAGTTAGTCCTGTTGCGGTACTGTTTGTTTGACCATCAGACCATAAATATGTATATGGTGGTGTACCACCAGTGATATTAATTACTGTAGCACTTCCAAATCCTGAACCACATGGAGAATCAGGAAAAGTATCTATAAGGTATGTGACTGGCGTACTTGGAACAACAACCACATTATTTGTCTGTGCGGTTGAACCACCAAAATCGGTAACCACTACCCAATACGTACCAGGAACTAATGAAGTAAACTGATAAGTTGATAATGAACTATTATTACCTGTAATTAAACCGGCCACAGTATTATATAAATCAAACTGATATGGTGACGAAATAGAATTGCTTGTTACCGTAAGTTGTCCTGATGTTAAATCACCACATGTTGTACCTGAAAAACTTGTTATTTCAGCAGTAAAACATCCTTCAACATTAACGTTGATTATTATGGATTGATTAATACCACCTGAACTATCACTTAAACTAAAAACATAACTACCTTCAGAAACACCATTCCATATAAATGGACTGTAACCCGTTTGAGTAACTAGTAGAGGTGAGGTACTTGCCGATGTATTAACAATGGTATATGGTGAAGTACCATATAATGGATTTATTTCTATAATTCCAACACCCGTAACACAAGTACCTGTAACATTAAAAGTATATGCAAGTGGCCCTTCATCACAAATTGGAACACATTGATTACCACTAATAGTTATTCCTGAATACAGTTCAGAAATATCCACACATACAGGCGTATATGATTCTACACCCTCTTGAAATATACCACAGCAATCAATATACCTATAAGCTCCATTGGTGATTCCTGAAAAACATCCCGTACTCTCACAAATAGTACAGTCAACATACGGACCCATCTGATTGGTTGGAGTTATAACGGTCTCTGATGTTGCAATACTTACTTGGTCAACGGTATAACAGTCTCCACTTAGATTATAAACCTCGTTAACTTGTCGACTTCCTGGTGTAACATAAAGCACATTTAATGGTATGTTTATATTAAATAAGAAGTTATTTAATGATGTAGTAACCACCGCTTCAGTATAATCATTAACGGTTGGGTCAACAAAAAATCCAAAATGTTTAAGACCAGAACCGTTTTGATATGTACTAGGTAAAGATTGATAAGCGGTGGTACCTGTAAGTCCTGAGTATACATTAGTTATGGTAAGTGCACTTAAATTTAAAAGTTGTGGACCAACTATTGTTATATTATCCCCATATTTAGTTAAAAAATTAGAGGAAGAAATAGTCTCACCTTCAATACTTGCCACCGAGTGTTGTATAAAATTAGCCGTACCCCCATAACTTTTATTGGCAACAGGGTAGACTAATCCATTTATTGTACCACCACTTTGTCGTATCTCATCCCAAACACCTATATAAGACTCATAGTCATATTGAAATCTATCAGTATATTCTAATATTGCGGAATTAGTCCATTGAGTACCATATAATTCAAAAGGAAGAGTATAAAGTGACGTAGTAGCGTTAGCTGCACCATGATATAACCCAACCTCCCCATCTGATTCATTAATTATAGTAATTACAATATAGTTTGTTTCCTCACCTGAAAAAGTACCCGGTCCAGATGTTGATGAAAAATCTAAATCATTATGGTTAAAAGGTACCCCTTGACTTCTTGTATCATTTGTCCCATAACTACCATTTAATGTATAACCTCGATTAATCCTTCTATACGTTGCATTCGCCTGATTTTCGTCATTAAACTCAATACTATTAGGTACACATAACGTTAGATTTGATGATTTACACCATTGACTGTCATATATCGAATTATTTACAGCACTATTAAATTCTGTGATATTTGTTGTACCACCATCGACCGTACCTCCAGTAAGTGAACCTAAATATGGGTAAACTGACCACCATAACCAATTCTCACCATTATTACTATTGTCTCCAATAATTCCCTCATATAAATTATTAGCTAATAAATCACCATTAATTACTTTAGTATTGTACCATGAACGAATAGATTCAGACGCCACTGAAACACTCGTTTCAGTTAAAGAAGTTCCATCATAAAAGACAAACACTTTTTGACTTTGGCTATTAATATTACAACTATTTAATTTATCCGCAAGTACGGTACTTCTACTAGGGGAACATAATACATCACTACAACCGTAACCAATAAAGGTTGAAGTACTATTTTGAGGGTAATTAACTATATCGATAAATGTTACATTAGAAGTAATAAGAGTGTAACATCCATCATCCATTCCTGTAACATTCTCTATTAAGTAAACCTGCCCAATTGTTGGTACATTAAAATCTTGCTCGTAGTCGAATCGATTAAACCTATAAACATCACCTCCAGTACAGGCTGAAAAATAATAATAAGTATCTAATGGATTCTGCACGTTAACACAATCAGAACAACCACTATATACATTAGTAATTACGTAAGTAGGGGAAGTATTATTAATTTGAACCATATCACCTACTCCTCCTCCAAAACATAATCCATTGGCTTGTATATAATACGCTCCAATATCACCAGACCCATCAGGACTACCCCAATTAATGGTATTGGCGCTAACTATAATACCCTGTCCAATAGCATCGACACCTTCACAGGTAGTCTTAGCGCTAAATGTATATGTATTAAAATAAGGATTAGTACTTTCACATGTCGAACAGTCAGAATATATTGTATCAATAATATTAGATAATGAAGATAAATCACCTAATGAAGTGTTACCACTATATGGTGTTTGTACATTATTTAATCTTAAACAAGGTCCTCCATAAATTGATGAATACGACTTCGTTCTATCGACCATATCACCACTATATATCACATCGTTTACTGACGTAAATGGATTACCGTCACAATCATCAGATGCCGATACCCAACCATCATATAAACCATTAAAATAAGTTCTAGCCGTAGTTGCAGAATAAGGGATTAAAGTATTAACACCTCCGACTATAGATGAGGTAATCGATGTTGCGATTGCGAAATTGTACTGAGTAACACCTGAGTTAGTAATATGTGTATAATCATCTTGACTAACCAAAGAAACAAAATCATACCTATTAGTATCTGAACCAATGACCTTTGAAGTATCATTGAATGTAGATGCACTGTAAAAATTTGTAGAATATCTTGGCGAATTAAATGGTGTAACCCCTTTAATTTGAATATAGTTTTGAGCGAAAATGGTTACATCAATACCAAAACTAAATCCGACATATACTGTTCGACCTGTAGTATCAAAACTCCACGGCTCATTAGATAACATTTCAGTATCAAATGATTGCGTAGTAGAACCTAAATCAGTAAGGGTCCATATACGTGACCTAAAGTTCCATGTGGAATTAGGATACGAACTTAAAAGACTTAAGGTAGAAGATTGAGTATTTCCTGCAGGAATAATCGTATCGTCCCATTTTAAAACTACGGTATCTCCAGTTATCGGCGATGAGATACTTGATGATTGCTCTAATTGAAAATATTTAATAGCCATTAATTACAATTAATTTGTATATTTACCCCAACATTAACCGTTAAAGTTTTATTTGTGAAATTATCATAACAATCAGTATTACTGACTGTTAAAATATTATCATTACTTATAGTATAATTCAATCCACTTTGATATAAATACGACAACTTATCATTCAATGCAGTTATCCACTGAATAGTTGTTGGAACATCCGATGAACCGTACCCCGTATAAAATAATTCTTGTACTAATATTGTCGAATCTAACCTAACATCAATATACCACTCACTTAATAGTGATGTCTGCACACAGTCAGTAATAGTATAACCTGATTTTACAACACATTGATTAATACTATTATTTAATATTCCTGGCATTTCTGTATTAGTAATATCTACATCACAAGTCAATGTTTGGTCAATACAGTCATTTAAAAATAATTCACCGTGATACATACATGGAACACAAGGAACAAGAATGATGTCACATCCTCTTTGTCTTCTCCAAACGTGTTTTTGTCTTTGTAGTACATTATTAACCATCTTTTGACCACCCATCCATATTGTCGATGCAGGTATCATTTGCTCAACTAATTGTGTCCAATAATCTCCAATACCTAAAGTGAAATCAATCATTTTTTGGTAGGTATACTGATTAGATGGTATATTTACTGCTGATGCAGATTGTAGATATTTCCAATATATCGATTGTAGTGTAGGGTAACTATTCGCGGCCCCATCACTTATCGTCTGACGATTCCTAACATTAATTAATGTAGTATAAAAAGTCTGGGCGAATTCAAAGAAAGTCCTTTCCTTAGGTAATGGATTTATAATTGTCCAATCTTTACCATTCGGAGATGGATAAGGCGATGTCAAACCACTCGAAGGAAAAGGATAGTCATATCTTCGAGACATTCTCCAAATATCGTATGTAATACCTTGAGCCATATTAAGATATAATTCAATATTTTTAGCATTTAAGACTAACTTTTCATCAAACACCTTATAATATGCGTTATATGCCCCATCTCGGTTTCTTCTTAGTCCCGTTTCTGTATCATCCCATGATTTATTATTATCAATAGTCTTTGTCAAACCAAAACCTAAATTCATATAAGGAAAGTCTCTGAATCTGTCAAAATATTTTTGACCGTAAGTAAAAGTCTCTAAAGTAGTTTGGACATCAGGATTAGAGCCCGTAAATGTAGAGTTAGAAATATCTAATTTTTCAATCGCTCTGTGGTCAGGTGTTTGTATATACCAACCGGAACCCTTTTCAAAAAAGAATTCATTATTAGTTATCGGACGTTTTGGATACCCGTTTACATCCATAGGATAATCCCCTCTAACGGCATTGGTTAATGACACATAAGTTGAGGTGGTAAATCCAGTGTATGTAGTTCCTTGAATATTGTAAATTACTGAAGGGTCTAACGCGGGTACATTATCCACTTTAGTACCTCCGGATATTTTTAAAAATTCTCCTTCGAACCTATCAACATTAATTGGTCCATCAGCAATATAAACAGTCTCATTAAACTCAATTAAATCTTTAGGTGCTCCAACCATTCTTAGTATTGCCTCAATTGAATGTCGAGTACCTTTAGACTTAAATAGGTAAGATGAATTTAAAATTAAATTTCGATAATATTGATAATTTAACTCATTAGGCGTTAGGTTATTTTGAAATCCGGAGAATATTGATTTATCTTCGGACCCAAAAATTGAGGTTAGAAAATTCTCATTAGTTATAGGAGAAATATTAGTGTCCCATCCTAACGTCTGAGCTAAATTCTGTAATAATGCGGACGGTATATCATTCTGTGGGGTGTAGTGGACAGAATTCATGAATGATAATGCATCTATAAATTTCTTAGACTCATCAAAACTTCTACCATAAATCTGTAATACCTTTTCAACTTTATTATCTCCAGTATCAAAGTCTTTAAATGCTCCAGTAGTTAAGAACCTAACAATTAAATCGGTCTTATATCTATCCAATACCTCCGCTATTTGACTAACTTCTTTTAGATATCTATCAAAATTTTCAGTAATGATATCTAAGTTCCACACACCATTTTTAGGCCAAGTAACCTTTTTCTTAGATTTAATAAATTGACCCCTGTCATTTTCCTCAACTAAATCGAATGACGCAGTATATGCTGGACTACTAAAACGGTTCAGTAAAAAATCCTCTACTTCATCGAAAGGTTCTTTAAATGCAAATGCAGTATTAAACGAACTTGGTCTTAGAATTAATGTATTAGTAGTACTACTAACCCCACTAAACGGATTACCTTGGACACTTACCGTTATAGTTCCAGCTGAAAGACTTGTAGTTGGGGTGAAATTAACTAATGGATATTCAATTTCCATATTATTAACGTATAACGCATATTTGTTATATGTCGTAGTCAAATCCCTTAAAGGGCTAGTTGGGTATGGTCTTAAAATTAAATTACGTGGAGCATTGACCGAATAGTCAATTTCAAAAGGATTAATAAATCTAGTAACGTCCATTGTAAATGTCGTTATTTGTTCAGTAACATTAAAAGTTATATTACTGGCAGTATTAGCCGATGAATAATCTTTTATTAAGACTTTATTTACCTCTATTGATGCGGGGAAAAAATTAATTATCTTTGTAATTGACGCAGATAATCTTTTTTGTAATGAACCATAAAGAGCGTAATTAGTTACCTGACTAATATCGTAATTAGGATATACCCCGTAATTTTTAATCGCTATAGCCTTAGACTCTTCAATACTGGTTACATCAATATCAGATAAAGAGATTGGACTTGAGAATACTCCCGTATCAAATGTTCTATTAACTTTTTCAACAATATTTGTACTAAACTCAAAGTTACCTTGAGTTAATCCCCCACCATCTACTACTTGAAGCCCAACTAAGTTAGGTGAGAATGATTCATCAGCACTTGGTGGCGATGCAGGATAAAAGTATTTTTTATTGCTAGCCATTATTAGTTAATTATGTTATTGAAATTTTTACTGAAATCAATATTATCGTCTCTATCTTGACGAACCTCATAAAGTAAATTATTAAATTCATCACGGATTTCGTATAAGTTGTATTGCTTATAAATATTAAGACTACTATCATATAAGGTATAGATACCATCTTCCATACTTTTCGTTTGATTACCGTAAAGTGCAATTGCCAATGTGTCTATATCATGTTCCGCTAATTCAACATCGACACTAATAGGGTTAAAAAAAGTATTAGTCATTACAATTTTCTGATTTGGTTGACCAATAAATGGTGTGGCGTTTGCTTTATTAGACGGAGCACTCGAAGGTGAAACCGTACAAAAAATTAAATCACTACCACTCTCAACATATCGATATCTAATTGATTTTTGTGAACTATTAGTTAAATTTGTAACTACAGGTTCACAATAGAAAGAAGATGTAACTACTCTATAAAAATTAGGTATTTTAGTACCATCACTATTTAAATATTCAATACGATAACCAACAAGACCCTGATTAATAAATCTATTTCTATATTGTTCAGGAACACCATTTAAATCTACAATAATACCCTTAACGTTAGGTAGCGATGAAAGTACCCCACAATCAGTTATTGTCGTCCTTATTTCTACAGGTCTTATATATAGGGTATATATTCCAATTTTATTAAACTCCTCCGCAGGTAGTTTTAAATTGTATAATCCACCTAATATTTCCACATCGGAGTTTCCTCCTGTGGTTGAACTATGAAAATATGGTGTTAACACATCTGCGGCGTTCAATTTTGTTAATACAAAGTTCGTTGTAACGTCTCTTGAAGGAGTATAATTTAAGATAATCTCCACATCTTCGGGAGACATATCTGCGGGTCTCACTGTTCCGTATGTTCCTAATGCCATTTTATTTATTCATTATTTTTGTTTATTTTATAGTAACCATAACCGTATGATTCCATATCACCTAAGTTATCTATCTCCCCAAGTCTCTGTAATGATTCAAATCCAGATAACTTACCTCTTTCAATAAATATTTCAGATTGTATTTCCGGCGAGTCAACTACATTAATTAATACTTCTTGTTTAGTAATTGCTAATTCCACTAGGTCATTACTAGTTAATCCTGAAGAATTAGTTATACATAATGTCGTTCCATCAGGATAATCATAGTAGTTAACATTATTAATAGTATAAGACGTATACCCACTTGTTATTTCATTAACAATACCAAACGGTACACCTCCTTTTATTACTGTCGTAGTAACATCGTATTGTGTAGTTCCATATAATTTAAGTTCAGATAATCGAGATGAACAATATCCACTTAAAATAAAAGGTACAGTCGTAAAATTATTGGAGGTCTGTGACTGTACAGTATTAGAACTATCTCCGGTAAATATATAATTATAATCTATAGGTATTCCTGACCAACTACCTCCCTGTGGGGTAAAAGTTATATTACCTGAAGGATTATTGATAGTTACTCCTGTAGTTGGTACGTAGACTCTTTTCTCAATTTTTGTCTGACCCCATGGATTATTTTGAGTTAGAGTTATAGTATAGTCTGTGGTTAAATTTGGATAAGTATGTGATATGTATTGTGGCGAATTAGATGTTAATGGTTCTATATTACCATCACCCCAATTAACACTATAATCGGCTAAAGTTAAAAACCCCTTATATTGGTCAGAGGTATTAAATAACCTAATAATATTCTGATTACTTGGGTCTCCTGACGTGACAAAATTAGTGACAACTTCTTGTTGTAACATAAACCCATCAAATGGGGTATAAAACCCATAATTTTCATATGTTTGCCTAAAAACTAATGGGATAGTTAATCCTGTAAGTAAACTACTACCATCTGTCCCACCACTCAATATTTGAGTCATTCCAGTATAAACACCAAAAGTATTACCACTAAAATATTCAGTAATTACATCTCCTTTAATCGATTCAGGAGATATTTTTATATAATATTTTTCTTCCATTATTGTGGATTAACGTATTCATACCATTTTATACTATCAGATAATGTACCAACTCTACTGCCTAACCCATATTCTTGGAAGACTTCATATTCATAACTATCAACATCTAGGTTAACTTTATAGTAAAAGTACTCTGATTTATTAAATTTAAATTTTTCTGAAAGTCCCGATTGAGGCCTATTCATCATTTTAACAAATTGACCCGTTTTAGCGTTAAAAAACTTTGCAGACATATAAAAGGTATTTAACTTAATATACTCACGACTCTTTAACCAATATATAAAATACCCTTCCTTATCGCCAACATAATCTAAATCAAACACCGGAGTTCTTATATCTACTATCTGTGGCACATTAGGAGTACCGATTTGTATCGGGACCTTTCTACCCTGTTGTGTTGGGATAATAATCGTAAAATAAGCTTTTTGGTTTTCAACTTCGGTAGTGTCATAAAAATCTAATTTAAAGAAACTTCTTCTATATGAATTAGCGTAAAAATATAACTCTTTATCTGTAAAAGTTATACCGCTATAATTATCGTAAACTATTGGGTCAACATACGCATAACTTGAAACCCATCGAGTAATATCTGATGGATTCGTGCTAAGAATATTCATAGTTCGATTAAAGAATGAAAAGTCGTAGGTAGTACTATACTTAGTATCTCCAGTTATATTGACCCATGACTTATGAGAGTACCTTGTCGTTTCAAAATCTTCAATAGGATTAATAATTTCTGTTAAAACATCCTCTTCATATTGTTGTATTAAATCTTCCCTACCAACATTATCAAAATTAATTTCAAGTGGTAGGTTAATCTGCGTGTCCTTATTATTAACAGTAAATCTAAATTTATTCACAATTATCGATTATTGGTTGATAGATTATGTCATTAAAGACGTTATTATTTTTCATAAGAGGTGTCTGTAAAAATAGTAGGTTACTAAATGGATAATGTTCTCCATTTAGAAATGGATGATTAACACCATTACCGTCAGTATCAATATACCCATATGAATAGATATCTCTCCATCTCCATTGTCCTTCAAAATTTGAAAAGAAAGAGTATCCAGGCACCTCACTTACCGAGTCTCTATCCCCCGTTTCAATATAATCCGAATACACTCTTAACTTAATAGATGTATGTGGATTATATGTATATCCATCAGGTAAATTAACATCACCACTAGTATTTATCACTGAAGGATTGAAACTATATTTATGAGACATTTTAGATAAAATAGTTTCTTTTTGGTCAAACTTATTCCACTCACAAATATCACCTTTAAGTTCAGTCCCTAATGGTAAATCCTTATTATACCAAAATCGAATATTAAGTCCGTTATCTCCTATTTTATCATAAAAACCTAAAGTAATATTATCTTTATTATTTAAATTCGATTTATTCCACCAAGTGTCTACGGCACTTTTCCTAAAATTAAAGTCCCAACCCACTTCTAATCCTTTATTCGATACTTGTACTGACGGACTATTAAAATACCCGATATATCCCTTATTGATTATAGTAACAAATAGTTCAGTGATTGGTCGATTTAAATTATCCATTAAACCTATAACATCAATATCCTTATCAAATGAGAACCCAAAAGACCCTCTACCATCTTTAACTGATATCTTTGTTACCTGATTCGGAGTTAATGCCGAATACTCTAATTTTTTTTTCGTAGGGAAGTTATTTCTTTCAAAGGCTAATCTATGTAAATCAACATTTTCGACATTAGTTAATGTTTTATGTTTCCTCACATAATATTCAGATGTTGTTTCTCCCGTATTATTCGGGTCAATAACTCTTTTTAATGTACCCATAGCTCCATTACCAATAGTCGCACCAGTTAAACCATAATTATATACATTCAAAATCGTATCATCATTACCGTAAGCTTGATTACCAACGCTATACACTTCTAAGATATTCTTACCATTAATTGGAGTTTGTAAGTAGATAGAGTCACCTTGATTTATATTGTGTTTAAATCCACAATAAAAACTAATCATTTTTTTACCATTCACTACTCTATTCGTTACACTATAAGGTATTCCATCAGAAACCTTAAATCCAACACTATTAGTTCCGTCCTCCTCAGTATATACCATCATTTGGTCGTAATCATTACTATGAGGGTAAGTTAGATACGTTGACCAATTATATGTCGAAGCACTTCTACTCTCATAGACAATATGATTCGGAACTCCTGTAGTCCTAAAAAAATTAAACTCATCGTAAGGTGGATATCCTGTCCAAACGGCATTTGTGGTAACTCCTCCAGCATTTATTATCGTTTGAAGTGGGTTTATGAGATATAGTTCATTCTCAAAAGGGGCATAATTTGAACACCTACCCGAAACACTGTTATCAAATAAATTAACTATTTTTCCAGCTATTCTGAATTTCGTAGAAATTTGTCGTTCATGGTCAAATCTTTCTTCAAGATTTAATAGAACCGTCCTGTCCCCTTCAATCTTTTCTTTTTTAGTACTCTCAATAGGTAACTGTATAAATAAATCAGTATCCGCCGCTCCTGCGAATCGGTTAGAACCCCTAACTATTCTAATAGTCTCATTATTTTTTTGATTACTCATTAGAAGGTATCGTTAAAAATCTCTCGAAGAAATATTTCTTTGGTTATAAACCTGTTTATAGCACTTTTACCTCTACCCAATCCAAAATAGAATTGGAACGGTGAACCAACTCTATACCTACCTGGAGTCGGTGTTGAACCTGCTTGGTTGGTTATTTCAACACCACTAGAATTCGCATTATAAAGATATCCTGTACTTTTATCTAGAACATCAGATTTAGGATACTCATTAGCCCCATTAAAGTTTGAGTCCTGATATAAATCACTTCCACATGTGTCGGTTATCCATTTATTTTGTTGGGTACCAAATAATGGTGTAGGTCCACCATTTTGTGTTTCCCATGTATAGTATGGTATTTCTTGAGTTCCAGGATAATTAAATTGACTAGTGATTAATGGTGTTTCAGAGAAGGTTAATTCTCCAGGACCAAGTATTCTTCTGTTTTCAGTCTCTCCAGTAAACCAAACACCAAACATACCATCACAAACAGTAACACTATCCGCATAATTTCCTGATAGATATGGTAATACTCCAAATTCAGTATTAATCGATATCATTTGAGCGTAATCACCATCAACACGGGAATCAAAGAATCCAGTAGCGGAATCAAGCAAACCTGTTAATCCATCTTCTTGTCGGGAAAATAATGATTGAATCGAAGCATCACTATTTCCTAAAATGTTTTCAAGGAAACTAGCATCAACTAATCGGGATATTATAAATAAGTTTAATAGTCCTGAAGTATCTTGATAAGAGGTACTTGTTACCTTATCTATAATATATCCTTGAAATTCAGGTGTTAAAAGTATCTCTTTTAAAAAATCGGTTTTAGGTCCTAGGTCCATAATTGTGGTAGGTTGCCATAATTGACCATCGTTACTTCCGATATGTGGAATACCACTTCCAGTTATTTGTGGTATAAATTCCCCATTATAAAATGGTGTCGACCTGTAATAAAAAGAGTTAGAGTCAGTATTAAAATACATCGGACCCCTATGTTCTCTATCTCCAAAGAATAATCCAGCGTTAGATTGATTAGGGTCTCCACAATATTTATATCTTTTTAGTTGATTCTCTCCATCAAAGAATGACTTTTTTTGGAATGATGGCATATATAGTGTCCCGTTTATCCAATTATTTTGAAACATATGTCCAACAACACCCTTACAAGCCCCAAACATAAACCTAAATCTAGTCCTCCACTCGAAGAAATATTTCACATCCTGAAATATAGATAAAATAAATGGTTTAGAAACAAACACATAACAACCACCTATTGTTCTATCATCATTTTCACAAGGAGTTGAAACTCCAAAATCAGTGCAGGAACCACTATAACAGTCAAGTACCTTTAACCCTTGACAACTAAAACTCTCTAAAACTCCATCACTGAAAATAGAGGTGCTAGTGTCTCCTGTCATATCCTGTTGATTACCTGAATTATCAGTAGAACCTACGGGAGGAGCTGACGGTATTAAAATAGATTCACCTAAATCACTAATTTTAAATAATGAAAATCGACTATTAAGATGTAAAGGAAAATCTTGATAGTTTTGTGTTGTACCTGAACCTTGTTCTCTATTTGAAGATGTTGGTAATCTATCTGACCTAACAATTAATTTACTGGAATCAGACATATTAACCATAGGTGGAGTGGAACTACCAAACCAATATGATGGAGCAATAGTATAAACCATATCTATTGTAGTATCTAGTAATACATCAGGTTCTTTATTAGTCCATTGATATGAAGCCCCGTCTATTCTTCCTTGACCTTCATCCAAACCATTATCCGTACTTATCGACATTGTCTTAGGTAAAGTACTAGCGAAAGGCGGTCCGAGAGTATCGACAGTAACCCCATCAGGACTACCAAAATTACTTAAGTCATTACCCCAACGATAGTCTATTGATGCATAATACGCCATACCACTACTCTCAAATGGTACAAAAGTATCGACATTTGGAGTAAATAAAAACGACTCACCATATAGTGCATTATTTAACTCATTAGTGGTATCATCAAAAGATGAGGTATTTGAATCAATTAAAAAGTGAGATGCCGGTGTATCCTCAGTTCCATTAGGAAAATCTAAATTCAATAATGAAACTCCTCCTAAACCTTGTATCGGTCGATTTAAATAATATCCACCTGAATCATTATTTTCAAACTTAAATAATGAGTCCCCATATGGGACCCCAAATAAACGTGATAAATCGTATGTAATTTTTTGTTTAGGTGAATATGGGTCAACTCCTCTAGTGAAAAAATAAACAATTAAATCGTCACCCTCATTATCATAGGAGTCTAAGGGGTTCCCTATTGGTTTAGTATTATTTGTCGCAGTACCACAATACCACTGACACGTTTTATTAATAAAGTAATTCCATAGAATAGACTCATTTTGTTGAGAAGTACCGTCAACAAAACTAAACTGTGTTCTCATTTCGGCTACGGTCATACTTCCTATAACTTGAAAATATTCTATACCTGATTTAAAACTATATGATTGATTATCAATAGTAGTATTTTCTAATTGTAAAGTAGTCGTTTGTTGATTCCCGTCACCATCTATATATGTAATAGATTTGTTTATAAACTCGGTATTGTTCCTCTCCACATCACCGGTTATTGAGTTATATCCGTAATCGTTAACGGGTAATGTATCATTATTTAAGTTTGGGTCGTTAATTAAATTAGAGTCGACAAATGACACTAGTTGTCCTGGCTCTAATATATATGAAGAATCCATAACTGTTATCATGGGCATATCCTCGAATTGGTTTGTTCCAGGAGATGGATTCGTAGATTCACCAAAGTCAGCATTACTATTCAGTATCTGAGTTCGCATACGATTAGGCATATCTGAATCGAAATACCTTGACCTCTGATTCATTAAATTTAATGATTGAGGTAATGTGACCGTATAAGTACTACGTAGTGTATCTGGAATATTTGCTGAGAATGGACTCTTTATCCAGTTAGATGGTGGAGTAGTCGAAGAGGGAGATGGAAGTAGGTCATTTAGTTCATATCCTGAAAATACATTACCAATATACGGTTCGTAACATTCATCGCAGTCGGAAGGAGTATCACAGTCAGCATCCACATACGAACTTATATTAGTAAAATCGGCTAAAACGATTTCATTAGCAATAAGAGTATCTATATCATCTTGAGCTTCTTGAATGGTTACACTGTCATCGGGAGGTAATGGACTACTGGTACATGAGCAAGCCTCACAATCCGGATATGTCATCATAGGTAATGTTAGATTCATAAAAGGATTATTATCTGGTAACGGGTCCATTGTCGATTTTTGACATTCACTTTTCTTAAGTTTATTACTGATAAACGCTAGAATTTGACATAACCTGAATATTATAACATTAGTAAGCCAAATAAGAAGATTAACTATTACCCTTAATAATGGATATATAAAAGCTAACACATGCATAAGTGGTATAATTGAAATTATCATCGGACTGACAATATCAATTACGATATTAAATAGGAAAAATATAAAATCAAAGTTTCTCTGACCATCATTCATCGGAAATCTGTTCGTTTCACTCATACAAGACTTATCAAGTATTTCCTTTATACCGTAATGAGAAGCCCTATTCATTCCAAATTTGAATCTATCAATATGGGCCGCAGTGGTATATACCTTATTATAACCAAATAAATAAAATGTATCTTCACACTTTATCGCGGCATCTTTATCGTAATAGTCATCCCAATCTAATGAAAAGGCATAAGATTTATTAAAATCTAAATCACCTAACTGACCTTCATCAGAAGGACTTGTACCTACCCAATGTTCTTTAATATTAGGGATTAAATAATTCGCTCTCATTATCGGAGCTTGAAGTCCCGCTTCATTTTGCCATTTAACTTTAAATCGATATTTTGCCTTTGTAGCTACACCGATTGTTGGGTCAAATGAGGTTACTCTCTCACCAAACTCATTAGTCGTAATGTACTCTAAATTCATTGGTAAATCGACTAACCATACACCATCACTATCAATAACATTACCACCTTCTTCCATTTTATACTCCTCAAGGACAGGGTCGCCATTAACATCTTCTTTAATGGTATGTCTAATAGCTAAAATTTGTCCAGGACCTGAAATAGTATCACATAAGTTACCCGTATCTTTCTTAGGTCGACATGAAGCCTTAATATAGTCAGTTTCATTTGACGAAAATATTGAACCCATAAATGAAGTATGTGGAGTTATATCAATTCCTTGGTCCCTTAAATCAAAATCCGCTCTTGTTATTCCTACATCACAAGACTCGTCTTGCCCCCAAAAAGAAGAAACATCAATATCCTTAACCTCCGTGATTATTTGTGGTAATGAATTTAAGTTTTCTGAAGACTTAAATAATTGACCGTTAAATTGAGACGCAACCCCTAAACCCATTCTTACTAAATCTGAAGGTCTTAATGAAAACTCCCCCATATTAGATAAATCTAAGTCCATTACTAATTTTTGACTACCTAAAGGAACTCCCACAATCATAAAATCTCCTGAATCGTTTGTCCTTACCGAGTATTTGTAGTATTTTTCATAAACCTGTAAAACTTCTTTACGAGTTAAAACATCATTAACTGTTGGAAATGTACCTGTTGCAGTATGTCCGTAATATTCATTAGTATAAGGTAGTAAATTATATCGATACCCATCCTCATTTTTAGTTGTAGGACTTTTATAAGGATATAATGTAGAAATAATCGGATTATTTTCATCTACCTCGTCTATAGGTATGAATATAGAAATATGTGCGTTTGGGATACCTAATCCACCGTTAGATATTACTCTACCAACAACTACTCCGTAGTCGGCACAGAATTGAGTATATAGGTCCTCTTGTCTTAACTTTAAGGATAATATCTCCAAGAAATCGAAATCCTGGTCAATATTAATGTTGATATCTCTATCGACACCAGGCTCCGTTCTAATTCTGATTGATTTTGGCATAATGAGTTTTTAAGATAAATAGTTATTTATCCTAATTTTAATTTGATTTTATTAAAAGTATATGGATAGAATTAAGAGAAGTCGACATTTTTAAGCGACTTAGCTCTTACCTTAATGTCATTATCAGGGAATCTGATTTGATACACTTGGTTTGGTTGAGCAAAAATAGTATCGTCAATTAACTGAATTTGCTTAGTATCTGTATTTGAATATCTTTGAGAAGTTTGAGAATTTGAGTATCTTCCTCCAACTTTATTGAAGACTTTTAAGTCAGCTAAGGATATCACACCAGGAATATCTTGAACTATTCTTCTAACATCAGACACATTAACATTAGAACCTAATTGTTGTTTTTGTGGGGAAAAATAACTATCGATTGAATTTATAATATTAGTAATTATCTGACCCTGATTTTGTGTGGAGTCCATAACCACTGAAAGTTCAAATTCTAAATCCACAACATTTGCAGTAGTTATTGAAATATAATCATTAATCATTCTATAATGTGATAAATAATTTGCGATATTTTGTTTTAATGTATTTGAAACGGATTCGGTTAATTTACCCTGAGTATCGTATGATAGAATTTCAATTTTAATCTTATTATCTTCTTCAGTAATCGATGCCTTAGCAGGTGCCCCGTATCTACTCGGCATTGTTCTAACTAAAGAGTTATAATCACTAACGGTGACCGCTCTTTTTTGTGATGAAAAATTAAAAGATACCATATTTCTAACTTCTTCAGTTGTAGGTAAATCACCACCACCAATCGCGGCAGTAATATTAGTAGACCTTAAACTTTCAATAACATTTTGATTAATAATATTCGATGGCCCATTAACATCAAAGTATGTAGTACCAAATTGGGTTATAACATCAACTCCAACATTCGAAGATTTACCACCACCTATTCTATATTGTACAAATAAGGTTGTGTTCGCCTTTACGGTTAAACCTAACCCTATATTATTTTGATAATCCTGTATTCTTAAAGGAATACCTGTTTTTGTAAATTCTTGTAGTTGTTCTTCGGGTGTCGTAGTACCACCACCAAAATTAACCTTACAATAACCTTCAGGAGTATATTCCGAAACAAATCTATTTTCTGTTTCAATATATTTACCTACTTTAATCCCTGGTTGGTCCGCAGGTTTTGTCGGGTCTTCAACAAATATTTTAGACTCCGCTAGTGCGTCTACTTCATACCACTTACTTTTTGAATTAATAAATTCATCGTATGTTGGAGGTGATTGATAGCTGACACCATCTTTTTGTATTATTGAAGTTATACTTATAACATTTTTTTCAGGTAAGAAAAATTCGAAGAAAGGTTTAACATCATTATTATTAATAACCTTCTTAAATGTCTTAGTTAACCCATTAACGACCACCTCTCGTTTGGTCATAGTATAATTAACAAGTCTATTATTCGAATCAAAATTTGGTATCTTAGTACGATTAGGATATCCCTCACTATTATACTGTGAACTAAATTCAATATCGTTAGAATTTTCAAAAACCTGACCCGCACCAATAAATTGTGAGCCGGCTCTCATAGTTCCTAAATATCTCTCATCTTCTTGGTCACCCAAGGCAGGAACGGTAATCGATACGTCAACTAAAGCGATTGATGGTCGGTTTCCCGGTATCTTTAATCCATATGTTCTCGCTATATTATATATTGACGACTTTTGTTGTGCATATTGTAATACAGTCTCTTGAATACTACGGTCCATGTGATAATGTAAGTTATCACCTATAGCGGCATTTAAGTCCATAAACACCGAATAAATCGATGCGTCATTAAAATTACCAATTAAATCAGGGTAATACTGCTGAGTATAATTTACCAGTTCCTGTCTTAAGGACTGAAAATCTCTGTCTGTGTAGGATATTTTACGATTAGCCATATACTATTAAATATTAATGATAACAAAATCTTTAGATGAAAACGTACCATTAGCGATAGAATAGTCAATTCTTAACTTTGCAGTGTACTCTTCTGTACCTTGTCCTGCAACTCTATAGATTTCACCTTCTAATTCATCATAATTTATTTCACCAGGTAATGGTTCGGATTCAAGATACGGTTTTATCGTGATATCATTGATTTGTAGATTAGGAATAAACTTATCCACGGCTTGTCTAACATCTGCCTTAATAGCATCGAAGGTAGGTCCATCCATCGGTTCGAATATAAATTCATATATACGAGTCCCAAAATCAGGTAAAAAATACCTACTACCTTTTCTTGTTAATATTAAATGTAACAAGTCCGTCCTTATCTCTTCATCAGGAGATTGAGTTAATCTTAAGTAGTTTCCTCGTAAACTATCCCTAAAAGGAAAAAATACTCCGTATGTTTTACTATCTGCCATATCACATAAATATAAACACAGATTATTTTATCTAAATATAAAATGAAAAAGGTCAGACGTATCTGACCTTTTCTTATGTTTTAATCAATTTTTTATTGTTTAACCCTCACACGCGACACATTGTAGGTCATTTAAGTTAAGTTTTTTTCTAGCAAACGCTTGTGCCGAATTCATAGAGTGTTGGTAATAAAGGGTTTTAACCCCTAATTTCCATGCATCGATATGTAACTTATTTACATCTTTAGTCGGCATTCCAGGAGATACCATCAAATTCAGTGATTGTGATTGGTCAATATAATCTTGTCTTACCGCAGCTTGGTTAATAATTGACGACTGGTTAATCTCAGCAAATGTTCTAAAAACATCTCTTTGTATATCACTTAAAAAGTCTAAGTGTTGTACTGAACCATCATGCTTCTTAATGGTATTCCACACCGCTTTAGTGTCTTTACCTAATTCAACTAATAATTGTTTAAGAACGGGATTTTTAATAGTAACCTTTGATTTCGCAACATCTTTAACATAATAGTTTGACCATATTGGTTCAATAGATTGAGATACTTGACCTAAAATAAATGCTGATGAAGTTGTTGGTGCTATGGCATTTAATGTAACATTTCTTCGACCATAACCTTTTAGATATTCAGGTTCTCCGAATAACACGGCAAGTTCCTCCGATGCTTGATATGATTTTTCTTTAATACATTTAAAAACCTCAACATTTAATTTAGCACTTTCTTTAGTATCGAACGGTAAATTCTTAGATTGTAATAATGAATGCCACCCTAATACTCCTAAACCTAAGGCTCTTTGTCTTTTAGCAAAGTTATAAGCCTTTTCCATATATAAGAAAGCTAATTTACCTTCTCTCGTACCGTTATTCCTTAGTTCCTCTAATTTACTACAGTATTCGGTAACAATCGCATCTAAGAAATAAACCATTGTTTGAACCGCATCCGTATCTTTCCACTCGTCATAATGTAGAACATTCATAGAAGATAATACACATACAAATGATTCGTCATCTGAATTATGTAATGCAATTTCAGAACATAGGTTTGAATTATAAATCTTAGCACCTTTATCTTGGTAAACATTAGGTGAATTATTATTCATAGTATCAGTAAACATAACATACGGATAACCCATTTCACCTCGTCTTTGAATAACTTTAGCCCATATTTTTCTTTTGTCATCGTCACCCGCAATCATTTCTTCCATAAACTTATCAGTTACAGTAACCGCATGTGTTAAGTCTTGAATAGGGAATCCTTCAGTACCAATTTCAAGAAATTCCATAATGTCTGGATGTTCAACAGGTAAATAAGGTGAAAACCTACCTCTACGAGTTGCTCCTTGAGATATATTGTCAACAACACTCTGGAATAGATTCATAAAGTGTACCGCTCCAGGAGCATGTCCATTGTCTGTAATACCAGCTCCTCGTCCTCTAATATTACCGAAATATCCTGAGGTTCCACCACCCATTTTACTCATCTCACCGACCTCTGCTTGTGTGTACAGTATTGATTCAATATTGTCACTTATGTGTGACCCAAAACAACTAACCGGTAATCCTCTAACTTTACCAAAATTTGCCCATACTGGCGATGATAAAGAATACCATCCTTTACCCATATACCCATAAAATTTATCGGCAAAACCTTCAATACCTAAAAGTTTCTCTGCATGTTCCGCGATTGTTCTTATTCTTTCTAAAGGTAGTTCACCTTCACTTAAATACCCTCGGCGAAGAAACGTTATAGATTCTTCATTAATCCAATCAAAAGGTTGTCTATTTTTCATATTAGTTTTTATATATTTTTAAAATAAGTCGTTAGATGTAACGGACTTCTGCTTTTTACTATAGTTTATACTTCTTTTATGAAAGAAGTCGGTATGTTTGGTTGTTAGTATTTCATCATCAAACCATTCCGTAGTCTCTAATAATGGTTCATTAACCTCAAAAATTTCTTCAACACCAATAGAGATTAATGACTGATTAAAACGATTCTTAATGAACTCCATCGTTTGACTTTTAGTTAAGAAGTCTAAATCACCCTTTTCAAAAATCCAATCAACCAGTTCTTTTTCCGATTCATAAGCTTCTTTAGTTGCGATAATTAAATCTTCAACTAATTGAGGTGTCCACCACTCAGGATTTTCTTCTTTTATTAGCTTAACTAAATCAAAACCAAATTCTGCATGTATGTTCTCTTCTTTTGATGTCGCTTCCACCACATTACTAATACCCTTTAAATTATTTCTATGTTTGTTAAATGACATAATAACTAAGAATTGGGAAAATAATGAAACATTCTCAACAAACATCGTAAATAACACTATAGACTCAAAATATTCTTTATTGTCCACAGATTTAGAAGTTAAAATCGCCTTATCTAAATACCTAATTCTTCGTCTAATTTGTGGTACCTCTAATAACTTTTCAAATTCACCATTTAACCCTAATAATTGAAGTAGATGTGAATAAGCGTCTGCATGTCTAACTTCTGATTCCGCGAAAGTCGCACCAACATTCCCAATTTCAGGTTTTGGCATTCTCTTATCTATGTCACCCCAAAAGGATTTAACGGCAACTTCAACTTGTGAAATAGCTAACATTGCTCTCTGAACTGCCGACTTCTCTTTTTCACTTAAATGTACTTTGAAGTCTTGAATATCTGATGTATAGTTAAACTCTGTATGTACCCAGTACGAATGCCTAATAGCGTCAACATAATCATTTAAATTAGGATACTCATAAGGTTTAAGATTAATTCTTTTTGTAAAAATATTAGGTCGATTTTTTGCTCGATAAAGAATATATTCTTTCGCGACAACATTTAACCCATTATCCATTAATTTATTTTCCACCATATCATGAATTTCATCGACATTAGGAACATTTTCTTTATTACCTCTAAAAAGACTTTTTGTGGTTAATCTAGCAATTTTTTCCGCCATATTAATATCAACCATATCAATACTTTTCATCGCCATTATAATGGCCGTTTCAATCTTTTCCGATTTAAAGACTACTTTATCACCACTTCTTTTTATGACATACCGTAGGTCCTTACTTACGATATTAATTATATCATTCATATTACTCATATCACTCATATCATTTTTTAATTTTTAAATTAAAGGTCTTCCCTTTGCTTTCTCTTTTGAAGTAATTCTTTAATTCTTACTTTATTTTTCTCTTCTTTCTGTTCTTCCATACCTAAGAATGTGACACTTGAATCGGTATCTATTTCTATCATTTCATTATCAAACTTACAGTTTTCAAATACAATTCCATCCTTACCAATTCTTGATTTAGTGATTGCGATAGTAGCTAAATTCATTTCTTTCTGTTGGAGAGACTTAGCAATTGTTATAATTACGTGACCTACTTGTGCTTTTTTAATTGAACCACCCATTTGGTCAGTTGTTACGACATCCGAAGATATAGATGACCGGTTTCCTTGTGTTGCCGTCCAACCTGCGATATCTAATTCATGACACATAGATTCAAAACCTCTCATTACAGAACCTTCACTCTTCCATTCATCACCTAAATTCTTATCGGGTACAATACAATCAATATAATCAATACAAATCATGTCAATTTTATTTCCCTCAGCAATCATTTTACGAACTTGGTTCTTTATCTGACTCATAGTTAAAGTATCTGAAGGTAATTTCTTTAATACTAATCTGTTAGGCGCATTTTCCTTAATCTGTCGAATTTTTTCTAAAACATCGGATTTATTAGTCGCTAAATCATCAGGAGCAATTTTTGTCCACATAGTGAAATGCTTTCTCTGTATAATTTTAGGATTATCTTCAAAAAATACCTGTAAAACATTATATCCCAAATTAAATGCGTTATTACAAATTTTACTTAATACCGTGGTTTTACCAACACCTGTCGGAGCTAAAATAACTCCAATCTCACCCTTAGCTAAACCACCTTTTAGTAGGTTATCTATACCTGAAATACCCATTGGAATTGGATGTCTGAAATCATCATCTAAAACCTCATCTAAGTTAAAGAAAACGTCCGCAGTTCCTGTGTCTACTTCACCCACTTGTAATGCTCCTCTAACCATTTCTTCAAGATGGTCATACGATTCAAAATCACCTTTATCGATAATTTTTTGAGCTTTACCCATTACTTTTTGTAATTCTTGTTGTTTACAAAACTTTAATGATTTTTCTTGAACGTACATATATCCATCTTCAGGAGTCTCTTTTACTTGATTTATCATATCTAAGACCATTTTTTGAGCCATAGGTGATGATACCTCAGATTTAGTTATTTGTTCAAGAGTAGAAAACGAAGGTGTGTGTTCATATTTATGATAATACTCCTTAGTCATCTGCATTATTAACTTAAAATATTGATTGTCAAAGTACTTTGCCTCAATAACATCTACAATAGAACTTGCGAAATCTTTATAGATAATAATATTATTAAGTAATTGTAATTGAAAGGTATTTCCGAGGTAACCAAAATTCTTCTCTTTTGTCATATTGTTTCTGTTTTTAATCTTCTATTGTAGAAATAAATATAGTTAAACTAGCTTATAGTTTAGGTATTCATAAATTAAATCTTCGCTTGAAAATATATCAGTTAAGTCTCTAAGTAACTTTTTTAGGTGTGGGCGTACATCCACAGTATATCTTGTCTTCGGAGGGTATATTTTAGCATCCCATGCTCTATGACAAATTGTCTCATTACCTATCTTAATATATAAGTTAAAATATTCATCATCATCAGTCTTTGATGTGTTTAAGATGTCAGGATTCATCAAAATCTGGTCCGCATATTCGACCATATATATAGAGGCCTTCTCCTTTAAATCTTGCTGAATACTTTCCGCAACATCTTTAATTAGTTCATACAATTCCATACTTCCCCTTGATTTAGGATTATAATATTTAACATTGAAGTACCTCTGTACAACAAAATTATCATTAAGAGTCATTAAGAACTCCAATTTGGTTGCTTCTACTTTTTCTTTCATAATTAACGTTTTTTAGTTTTAAATCTTCTTTTTTCTTTTCTAGTCAGTTTCATAAATGGGGTTAAAAACTCTACCCATGCATTATCATGTTTAGGTAAATATTTAAAAATCCCATCACTCATCATCATTCTCATTAAATTCTTATAACCTCTACCATCAGGGTCGAGGTTCTCTGTATAATATTCTTTTATCGTCTCTTTCGATTCATCAGTTAATAATGGTTCCGATAAATCTACGAGTTTTTTATTGATAATAAAAACTTCTTCACCAAAAATTCCTTTTTTAGTTTTACCTGAAAGTAAATTTTGTAATGCTCGATTATTCTTATCATCTTTATGTAATTCCTCTGCATGTAATATAATATCGTCAATCGTCACTATACTGTCAACTATCTCAGGAAATAGTTTAACAAAAGTCTTTTCACCCATATATCTAATACCATCAATATTATCAGATTTATCACCTGATATAATTTTAAAGGTAACTATGTTCTGATGAGGAATAGATATATCCTTTAAACGTACCATATCCCCGTCCTTAAGAGTTTTCTTTGTGTGGGGTTGGTATACTTCCACCTTATCGGATATAAGTTGTGTAAGGTCCTTATCTGATGAAAATATAGTTTTATATTCGTCCTCAGAGATTTGACAGTAATAGGCAATTAAATCATCACTCTCTGTATTTTTTACAGATACCTGACGTATAAATACCTCTTCAAGATACTCCTTAATCCGTTGTACTTGCCATTCAAACGATTCTTTCTTAGCTTCGTTTAATATCTGAGTACGATTAGCTTTATAGTCTGGCGAAATAACCCTTCGTTGTGCCGAATTATCCTCACCATCCCAAAATACAATTACCTTGTCGTAATTGTACTCGTTAATAAATCTTTTTATTGTATTGATGAAGTGATAAATACCTCCAATATGTTTTCCTTCATGGTAAAAATCTTTTACTCCATGAAAACCTATTTTAAATAAATTATTTCCGTCTACTAATAATGTTTTAATCACACTTAAGGCGTTAAATGGTTATACTTTTTTTTCCTCTACCAATTTGAATTCACCGTCAGTTCCAATGACATTTTTCCAATATTCGGATTGTTCTCCCTTATATTTCTCAATGGATTTTTTCTCTTCCGCGGGGTCTTTGCCCGCTAAGAATCCGTGAGGAGTTATAATAATTTTTCCATCTTCATAACCTAAACCATTAATATGATTTTTCATTACCGATATTTTAGTTCTGGAAGCAAATCTAACTTTTCTTTTATCTTTGACCGCAGCAATTTTAGTTGTTCCAGCATTTTTTTGGTTACCAAATAAAAACACTAAAGAGGAGTTTAACCAAATTGACTCACCACCTTTAGCCTTAATTTTTGGTTGTCCAAATGAATTATCAGGTAACTCAACCCACGGTTGATTAACAACAACTAAAGTATTTTCATATTTAGAATCTACCTTACGTGAGCCAGATATTCTTTGGTTGATACCCATACCTATCTTATCGGCTAAGGTACCTGCGTTATGTTGTTTACCACCCTTACCATCAAAGGTCATTTTACAAGGTACTGAACCAACAGAATCCCATAAAAATAATAAATCATAATCTAACTCACCTTTTAATTGCGCATCCAATAACTCATTAATGTAATCAGTAATTTGTTCAATATAATTAAAAGTATTATTAAAAATGAAAAATCCATCCCATTCTAACTCACCCGTTTCTTCATCGACCACTTCTTCACAGTCGAATCCCATTAATTGAGCATGCTCAAAAGACCACTTTTGTTCTGTAATTATGAAAACAGGTAAAATACCCCTTTTCTGTGCGTCGGCAGCAGCTTTAACTAATGCCGTTGTCTTACCCGTATCTGAATGTCCCAAAAACATATTTAAATGACCAATTGCTGGTCCTGGAACACCAACGGCATCTAAAAAATCCCCTCCTAAATCAAGGAATCTTTGAGTCTTGTATTTTGCTGAAGTTGAAAACTTCTTTTTAATACTGCTAAAATCTTTTTTCTTTATTGCCATATTTTTTAAGAATAATAATGGTAACGACACGAATGTCGTTACCATCAATTAATTAATTAGTTTTTCTTTAGAACGGTAGGTTAGTGTCCTCTTTCTGTTCTGATTGCCCATCAGTCAAATCTTCTGACTTACCTGAATCTTTTGACCCCCCTAAAGTTGTCTGTGAAGAATCGTCCCCATAAACAAACTTCTTCAAGTCTGAGTTCCATACTGGAGTTTCACCTCTTGCAATAGCGTCTAAATACTCAATAGGTTTTTGTGCGTAAACATCATTCCATGTTAAATCATTCTCCATCCACTCTTTCATTTGTGACGCATCTTCGTGAATAGTACCTGGGTCATCATACATAACTGTTTGTACAACAGTATACTCAATACCTTTAGGTGTTTTTGCTTTTGATAGTTCGATAATTAAATCACGTCCTTCACTAGCATCCGTTACATCACCCTTAGCCTTCCAAATTGGAATAATTTTATCTAAGATACCTTCTTGTTTGTAGTTATCCTTAAATCTCCAAAATTTTGGTCCATGGTCTTCATTGTCTCTATCAATTAATTTCACGATATAAAATTTACGTGGACGATATTGTCTTGCTAATTCTTTATCCGAATCTTTACCAGCTAACATTAACTCTTCGTAAACCTCAGTAAGTGGTGAACGTTCTCCATCATTTTTACCCGGGTCATAAAGTTTTGTCCATTTACCATCAATCTGAATTTCATGATACCATACTTCTTTGAATGGTGATGAACCGTCTGGTGTTGGTAGGATTCGAACAATTTTTTGTCCTGATTTAGTACCCTTAGGTAAATACGTTGTAAAGTAACGTTTTAGTCTATCTTCTTGTGACATAGACTGACTTCCTGTGTTTGTGTTTGCGGTGTTTTTCTCATATTGAGAAAGAACCGCGTCTAATGCATTTTTTGCCATAGTTCTTTGTTTTTTGTTTTACTCGTTTTTTTAAATTATTATCTGTTTACTCAAATAAAATATAACAAAGAAACTCATTAAGTCAAATAAAAAAGAGACCATATTTAGTGGTCTCTTAATTATTATATATTTTAATACTATTCTAAATCACTAATTAGTCTTCATCCTCAAAAGGAGCGTCAAATGATGTCTTAACGTCTCTATCAGTAAAATTTTCAACTTCATCAGATGTGAGAACATACTCATTTTTTCCTGATTTTTCCATATCCTCCTCTTTGTCCATGAAAAAATCACTTAACTTTTGATTATATGGATAACTATCTAAACTCCTTAGTTGTAGTTTTTCTTCGGGTGTTTTTTGACGGTACTTATCAACCTTATTTTCTAAATTATTAATTTTACTAATAATCGTATCCATATCACCTAATTTAGTGGTTAGGTCATTTAACCTATCTATCATACTATCCATATACTCCTCTTGTTTAGCCGACATATCGTTTTGAGCCGTAACTAAGTCAGTTATATCTAACTCTTCAGTACCACCTTCTAATACGTCAGGTGTACTACCAGGTTCACCTACAACTTCAACATCAGGGTCTAATTCCACATCAACTGTTTGGTTTATATCGTCTACGACACCTTCGTCACCAAATTCTTCACCCCCTAATTCGAGTTCTTCACCACTATCTAATGGGGTCTCTTGTTCGGAAATATACTTATTAATCGTATTATACTTTTTTATTTCCTCTAATATTTTCTTATCTACTGACATTTTGTTATTTTTTTTAACCGTTTAAAAGTGTTTTAACACCTTGAGGAGTCTCTACCTTTAATGTTCTATTTAATTTCATAGAATTATCAACTCGTTCTATAAGTCCGTCTCTCATTCTCACAGTATAACAATCACCTGTATCCAAATCACAAACTTCTTTGTATCCGTCACCGGCATCTTTCTCAGTAAGTCTAGTGTCTTTCGACAAATACTGGTCTAATAATGTTTTAATGTTCATATTGTTTTTATTAATAAATATACGTTAATTACCCTTTTGCTTAAATTAATTAATATCTAAACCATTAATTGTTTTTATCCCCATGAATTAATACTCCGTTTGAAGACCTCATAAGACTTGTTAAATAGTTTTTTAGATATTGAATCCTTCTCTAAATCTAAATTAACAGAAGCGATTATTGAGTCATCTATATTACTACCAGCACCTAATTCCCTATCTCTTGTTGTAAATCTTAAAGTATAGTACCATATATAAGTAAAACTCTTAGCTAAGTCACCATTAATAGTAGTATTCTCTAAGAAGGCGTTTATTATTTGTTCATATTCTGAACATACTTTTGACATAAATATAATTGATTTTCCTGAGTCCTCAAATGATAAGTACGGTATTAAAAAATTACCATCTTTAACACAGGTTTGGTTTGTAAAGTCTATGGTCCACCTTTCATTTTGGGACATATTTTTAAGGTTAAAATAGTTGTAGTTAAGACCTACCACATTCTTACCAACTCCCGTTTCAACATATCCAACACCAAAGATATATTTTTTAACATTCTCAGATAAACTAAGTTGTTGAATACCATTTTTAAAATTAGTTTGATTTAATGTAGTTGTACTCATTGCCACATATGGCTTATCTAATTTCTGAACTGCAATACATTTATTTTCTTGACCCTGTCTCTTACTATTTGTAGTTGCAGAACTATTTTTAATCGCATTTGAGCGATTAACTGTATCTCCTGTTGAACCATCAAGTTCTGGTATTCTCCTTATTTCTGATAAATAATTTTGTACAATATCTCTGTTAACACTCGAGATTAATCCATCAGGCATTTGTAATGAGTATTTAGTCGTCCTAACCCCTTCAAATGTCGTGGTAAAATCTCTAGTCGTTATGTCGTGAGTTACACTAGTAATTAAATATGGTCCATAAAACATCGGAACATATCTTAAATTAAAATACATCGTAGGTTGTATCATAACATTACCCATAGAAACAACACTACAATTATAACTAGCATTTTTATAGAAGTTATATAAATTTGCGGTCTGTTGAGCAACTTTTTGTCCGTCAGCCATTTGACCCAAATCACGATTTACTTGAAATGTAGGTGCGATATTTTTTCTTTGAGCCATATCAATATTTATAGACTTAAACATATTTTGGTTTCGTGTACCAAAGTCTACATTGAAAGCAACCACTTTATTTCGATTAGAAAAATTAGTAACACCGTCCTCAGAAGCTCTTACTGCCGATAGTGAGGGTTGAGTAATATCAAAAGAATCATCACCAAATAAGTAATTATCGTTTTCAATAGAAGTATTTATAGTCTCAGAAACCTTACCGACATATATAGCTAAAAATTTAGGTTCTGAACCGTGAGTATCTACCTCTAAAAATGTTCCAAAAGTATTATTCGCGATATCACTAAAAGCCGGATTAGGCATACCCTCCTTAACTCTTTCATTCCTACCATAAAAATTAGAATATGATGGAACAGGCATAAATATAAAATTATTCTTTTCTAATATATGTCCCATAAGCGATAATACACTTTGAGTTGAATTAGCATTCTTTAGAAAATATCGTAAGTCTTCAATACCAATGACAACGTCATCTCCGATTGGTCTATTGGCTTTATCTAAAAATAAGAATTGTTCAAACATTGTTTTATTTTTAACATCTTGTCCAGCTATCCATCTATCATTAAAAGTCTTAAAGGTTGACCATAACTCATTCTTATTAACATTTCCATCAAGTTTTGAAATTCTTACTTGAGTAGTACTTTGTTTAACAGATGGTAATGTTTTATTTAATGTCGTAAAAATTTGATTTAACATGTTATTTTGAAATGTAACTTGTTCCGATAAGAAACGTTCAAAAGTCTGTTGGAAGAGTGCCCTATTTAAATCGTTATTATTAAATTTTTGTGTTGCAAAAACTTTTATAATTTGCGATAAATCCCTTACATTTTCTTTTGTAAATCTAATATCCATTGTTGGAAAGAAATCTGTAACGTATGAACCACTATCAGAGTACGTCATTCCTGATTCAACATACTCGCCTACATACAAATATAATGCCTCCCATACCTCCGGATATGTTGCTTTACTACTCGACAATAATACCCCATTAGTTGAGGTGGGGACTGAATTATCAACATATAAATCAAAGTTTATTGGGTCAGTAGGTTTAATGGTTTCGTTAGTCGAAAACGAATCAAATACTCTTCTATTAAACCTACCAGGGTTACCTATCTTGAGTATTATGTCTCGTTGACCTAACTGTTCCGTATTTAATCTAACAAACCTTTCGATTTGTTTTTCTGAGATTTTTTTAACGTCATTTATTGGGTCACTAGTTAATTCTGGCTTATCAACAAACAATAAAGTCTTCATCACTCTCTCTATATTGTAATCGTAATCAACATTAAAAGTACCTAAATATTCATTATCATTAACCTTAGACGGGTTAAAAACTATCTGTGTGTAGTCTTTTTCTTTTTTACAGAAATTTAAAAAATGTCTTTCAAACTCATCTAACATTTCTTTTGAGAAAATCGCGAATATCTCTTCAATAGATTTATAATCCTTATCACTACTATTATTAATTAAATTAAACGCATTTTGTTTATCGGTATTCGTATCAATAACTTTAATATATTCATTTGTCTTAGGTTTTTTTACCCATTGGTTATTAAAATACCCAAAATTAGATGACCCCCACAATGGGCGAACATTACCATTTTGAATTGCCACATTATTAATGTCAATATTTTGAGATAACTTCCCCTGATTATTTAGACATTCTCTTTGTGATTGCACAAATTTTAAATATCCTGCAGAAGGTATTACTAATAATTTTTTATTAGACTCCTCATCAAAACTAGTATTTCCATCAATATCAAAGTATTGAAACCAACTCTCATAGAACATGGTTCTATCCGTATTATCCGGGTCGTATCCTTTATTTAGTATATTTTTTTGAGATTTACCCATTTTAAAATTACCGTTACTAAACATTTCATTTAGTTCAGTATTATCATAATTAATGAAAACTGATTTACCTGTGAAAAATTTATATGTATCATTAATCACTTTAGGATAAAATCCATTCATCAGTTTAAACTCTTCTTGAGTTCCGACAGTATTTATTTTTTGTGGTACATAATTAACTGTACCTCCTGTATAATTTTGTACAGAATAAACTTTATTAATATCATCATTAATTGGGTCATATGCATTGACATAATTAAAGTCCCCCCATATACCTGTTAATATATCACCATTTCCTTTAATATCTTCCTTATATCTATGCCATATCGAACCATACTTTAATAACCAAAGATAAGGTGTCTTATGTATAGCTGCAAATTTTCCTAGACCCGCAAAAAGGTAATCACCCCATTTGTCGTTACTACCCGATGAAGTACCTAATGATAGATTCGAGAGAAGCTCTTCACTAGTATCACCGTAGTTTTCAGTACGTGTTAAATATTTTTCACTTAGGGTAGGTAGAGGTAATGAATTTAGATATATATACCCTAAACCAACGTATGGGTTTTCAACACTAAACGTTTCATTGTCCACACCATTTGTTAATGCGTTTATAAAATATGGTGTATTTAATAAAGACGTTGTTTGTGATGACACTAAATTATTAGTTGCTCCGTTATAATCCGTACCGTAATCTAACTTACTTTCTGTAAGATAGAAATCTTTATTCTCACGATTATTAAAATAATCTTTTACTTGGTCATTAGTATTATATTGTGTGCTATTACTATTATTACTTGTATTCTGATTTGGAGCACTAAATAGATTTTTTTCATAATCAAAATATGTAATAGGTCTATTTAAATATCTAACATTTTTTCCTGTATCATCATTAAATGTTGCAATTGTTTTTTTCAAAACATTAAAATTCATAATATTTGTCGTACTATTTGCGTTTTCTATACTACCGATTGACTCACCATTTGACATGTTTTTATTTAACCAACCTAAATTATTAAATGGGAACACATCCATTAGTGTCATATCATTTGATGAAGTATCTACAATATACTCTTCTAATTGAGCTACCGAATCGACAGACGATTGAATTTCTGTGGAGCTAGTAGACATACTTTCAAGACTATAAATTCCAAAGTCGATATCAATATAACCCTTTATATAGTTCTGAGTAAAAATATCCCTAACTTCCCTTGAGTAGTAACTACCTTCTCCATTATTTGAAATAGATTTAAGGTACGTATTAAATGTCGCAGCATTAAATTTAAACTCTTTTAATATTTTCGTCAATCCAGGACTACTGCTTAGACCTTCCTTAATATTTACAGACTCAAAATCCGCTAATACATTATATAATGTTTTTCTAAAATTATTATTTCTAATTACTTTACTGTAATTAGCACTTAAATAGGTCCTTTCAAATATCTCATAAAAAAACGATACATATTCTTCATTAACATACGGTAAGTTATCGAATGGGAACTCAACAGAATTCACTCCCAAATACTTAGAAACCTGTTTTTCATTTCCGTAATTAATATTAATTTTAGGTTTGTCTCTTTCTAATGAGGCAGTTAAATATTCCTCAACAAATTGTATTTCAGGCCATATGGAGTAATCCCAACCTCTAATTGATTCAAGGATTTGTGGTTGACCAGGATACTTTATGGTATATTTAGAATCTCCCTTTTCATCAACTTCCTCTTCAAAATATTGGGGCCAAGGATAAACTATCTTAGTATTTTTTAAAGTATCCGATAGTCCTTCAACCGATACTTGGTCTAACATATTTTTACCGTCAACCCCGAATGTCTTTTCTGGTGGTATAATAGCCGCTAATCTCGAAGTATTATCCCTAACGTCCCAAGCCGCAGTATGTGTGTCATCCATTAACCGATAAAAGGCCTCTGCATTCGCACAGATTACCGCTAAAACATTATTAATAGTGGGATTAAACCCTAACCCAATATCGGATGATATTATCTTCTTAGCTAAGGCTTCTGATAATTGTTTCTCTATAGTCTCTCTCTTTTCTTTAAAGGTATTCTCTATTTTAGCTAATTTAGCTAAGAAACTACCAGTATAAAAATTAGTATCTTTAATTACATTACCAAAGGCTATTAAAGTTGAACCGTCCTCATTCTCAACTATTTCACCTTCAGGTGTTATATTATAAGATTTAGAATCTATCGCCAATTCCGATTTAAGTTCTGCCTCAAATATAGATAATTGTTCCT